CGGAATCCTCGACAGCAAAGCCAACTGCGTTGTGTGCTTCACGGCGGTCTGCCGCAGCAACGCCAACGCCGGGATATTCGTCACTGGGGACGATGTAATCTCCCTTTTTGACAGGGCCGATCACTTTAACGCGGCATCGCCCAACAAGACCAACCGGGATGAACTTACCGATGTTGTACGCAAAGTAGTCAGCACCTTCAGGAGGGGCATCGCCGCCAAGAATCTGTCCGTACTCATCGGAATGTACGCCAACGACCATATCGCCGCGGGACGCTTTGATATATCGTTCATCATCGGCGTTCATATCGAGAGCAATGATGTCTCCGGGTTCGGTTTCATCCCCGCGAGGGAAAAACTCTGCATAGTCGTTGTAGATGGGGTGGTATGTCTTGTTACCAGTGATATTACCGCGACAGGTAAGCGTGTTCATGTAAACATCGCCGGCTGTATTGATATAGTTGCTATCATAGCCGAATGCGACATTTCCAGTAAACTTGCCACCTTCTTTTTTCATGTACTTCTGCGTACCCATGCCGAAGAAGTCAATCATTTTGCGGGATTCGTCAAAGGTAAACGCATACCAGTGCCCGCCAGCGATTTCGTCTACGAGTTCGCCGCCGGCATATACTTTGCACTGGACGCCATTCACCGAGAATATCTGTCCGGCAGAGTAGCCAGTAATCATATACACATAGCCATGCTGCGCACCGCTTCCAGTAAGACGATGCTGGTCAAGAACAACGGAATCCGTGTAGAGCGCGAACGCATCGGTTGCAGCTGCAAAGTAATCGGATTTGTGGCCGCCGAGCAACTCGGCGTTCAAATTTTTGATAAGCTTTCCGTCTGCAATCTTATCAACGATGGTTTCCTTCGTGAAGGATTTCTCTTTTACGGAGTCATCAGCTTTCTTATCCGTTTCAGAGATTGCTCTTGTGTTTTGAGCAATCATTTGCTGAATGGCATTGAAAACCTTATTGAACTGCTGGGCAGTGGGGCGTCCGTGCAATCCGCCAACGATTGAAACCCAGCCACCCTTCCACTCGTCAGATGTGATTTCAGCAAGGGAGCCGTCAGACGCAAAGAGGGTTTTTACATCAATATCAGCCATTTGCTTTTTCTCCTTACGTTATAGATTGAGCGAACTCACCCATTCCAAAGCCAAGGGCTGCATCATCACAGTCGGCGAATCCAAAGAATTGTGTGTCGGAACAGGAAATTCGTGCGGTTACGCCAGACGGCCTGACAACAATGCTATGGCTTTGCAGCAGAGACAAAACGGCATCCGAAAACTTTGCCGTGACTGTCACATAGAATGTAGCGGGAACACTTGGGAGTTCAGAGTACGAAACGGAAACGGCATTGAATATCAGCTTACATCCTGTGATTACATCTACTGTCGTACAGGAAGATGTATTCAGCAAAGCCTTGTATTTTAGAAGCATCCGATAAATATCATCGCTATCAACGAGTTTGACATCGGAAATCATAATACCGGCTTCATGCCGCGTCAGACAGACTATGGTGCCAATTTTATCAAGCTGTTCGCCAGAGCAGGCATCTATCTGTCTGAGTAAGGAAACCCCAGAGAGAGCATCCCTCAATTCCTGAAGCTGTATGCCCCACGCTTCGATGAAACGGCGAATGTTCGTCTTGTGGATGGTATCGATTTGCGTACTTATGATTTTGTCAGATGCCATCTTCGGATGTCACCTCTCCTTCATCAGCAGGTGCAGATTGCCGTACCCATGTGGTAGTAGATTTCATATACATGACAGGATGCTCACCACGAACGATTGCAACAGAACCAACAGAACAGCTCTGGAGACGAATCACCTCATCGTATGAATCGCACTCGAAAAAGCAGAGTTCTTCTTTGACGATTCGTTCAGGTCGGAACTGAGAAGGAAGGCTGGAAAGCCATTCTTCACTGATGGTTCTACTCACTTATCGTCACCTCGATGCTGTCGTTGGTGATGACAGGCTGCTGGCGTAAGCCAACGCCAATCGTACCGTGCCTGTAGGTTGGCGTTTTACCGGATTCAGATGTTTCGAGATAGCCGGTCATGTCAATGTAGTTAATGCCGTTCACGCCTTTCAAGATGGCGGGAATAAGGTCTTCCTGAAGCTTGACATTGTTTCCTGCAGAAAGAACAGTGGATGTCAAAATCGACTGTATCTTTTCCAGATAGTTGTTATCCAACTCATCAGCTGTGACCTCGAGGACAAGCTTTAGGTGGAGTGTGCAGTTTTCGATTCTTGAGAACTGCACATACTGTCGGTTGCCTTCGGAATCGTTGATGTAGGCGTAGTGAGAACCATACGGACGGATGCCAGCGGCCTTGCCGTCCCAGATCGTTTCTGCAACTTCGGTGTCATCACCACCGCGAACAACGATTTCTATGCTGTGCGGCGGTCTGCCATCGGCATCAACTTGGTCGGTATAGTTTTCGTAGCCGCTTGCGTAGTCACAGCCATCGACATCCGCAAGGAGCGTTGCACAGATGCGGTCAATCGTGTTGCTGCTGCGAATTGCAACGCCCTGCGCGTACCGGATGCGAACTTCGCTGTCAGATTCAGCAAGGCGACCGGGCGAATACTTTACTGCGTTGTTTACGGCAGTGAAGCCATTTACACCAGTGACGATCTGCGTGATGGTGCCAAGCGGAAGGGATATATCGCCATACTCAACGGTTTCGTAGGACAGGTTCGATGTGACCTGTTCAACCTGAACGTTCGATGTCAACTGAGCAAAGAAGGAATCGTCTTCCTTCAAGCCGGTGGCAACGATGAGCTTTACGAGGTTTCCCTCGTTATCAAAATCGTTTGTATCCTCTTCCGTGATGGTAAGACCAATCTTAGGGGCAGCTTCCTTGAAAGCTGCAAGCATTGCAGCGTAAGCAGCTGCGTATGTTGCACACCCGGATATGGTCTTTGTGTAGCTCTGTACGACCGTTCCAACAGAGCCGCTGTCGATGTTGGGGTGCATGGTCAGCGTGTACTCCGTGGTGGTGGAGATGTCAGTCAAAACAGGCCGCACTTTGATACGCCAGAAGTTTTCGCGGGTAATCGTCTGCGTGGACGATGCCTGAAGCTGACGCTCAGGCTGGGTAGTGGACTTTACAAGAGAGCCATACGGAATAACAGTCCCATCGTCTCCTGTACAAGCGAGAACGTATCGGCTGTGCTTGCGCTCTTTCCGCATGAATCCTGCAAGCTGTAGGTCATTATCAAGGTTTACGCCGTCTGCAGTGCTGGGGTACAGCTGATAGTAGATTGCTTCAGCAAGTTCCCAGAGCTGTTCGAGCTGGTCGGCATACGACTGGTTGATGACCGCAAAGAACGACTGCGGGTGTTCGGATGGGTCAACGCCAATCGTGCTTTTGAAATACTCGCAGACTTCGGAGTAGATGGCATCAAGGCGTTTTCGCTTGAAACCAGTAGGAAGAACGCCATAGGCGTCACTCATGCGTATTCCACCTCGCTTTCAATGATTTCTTTGTCGGTTTTCACTACAAACCTTACTACGCATTTGCGTTCCGCTTCGTTGAAATCAACAGTGCAGGATTCAACATTCTTCACTTCCGTAAATTCCATCAAGGCAGAGCGGACAATGTTTGCGATTTCCTGCGTGTCCGGTTTCTTAACTAGGAACTTCTCAAAGTACGGAATGCCAAGTTCGGTGTTGTAGACCCATTCGCCGAGTGCCCAGCGAAGCTTGATTTGTATGGCCTGACGAAGGCTATCCGTGACGATAACATCTCCAGCAGAGGAAAAGTAAAGGTCTCCATTGGTGTCAAGGGCTAAATCTTTAATCACGAAATCAACCCCCAATCAAAGAGCCGCCGACATGGAGGTTTCCCTCGACATAGGTTTCATCGGCCTTGGATTCGATGTAGTGGCCGCTGTCGTAGTAGATACCGGCTGCGCTGTTGCTGACTTCAACACGCTTATCTGCGCCAAGGGACGCTTTCACGCTATCGGAAGTCAACTCGATATTTGCATCACCACCAACAGACGCTTTCAATTTGCCGTTAGAAATAACAACGCCGGTATCCGTGTTTAACTGGAGGGATGCGATGTCATCGCTCAAAAGAGCCTTCGCTTCTTTGCATTTCAAAAGAGCAAGGGCTTCCTGTACAACGATTTCATGATCCTCATCGCCAGCCTGAGCAACGATTTCCTTGTCTTTGATTGACGCCTTGGTAGTGTCGTTCAAGCTGGCGAAAATCTCGTCCTCCTTGACGGAAACCTTGGCAATCTGGTTGACATCGGCAACGATGCCCTCATCATCAATTTTCACAGCTACGGTATCTTTGAACTTGGCGTGTATCTCATCTTTTCCGACAAGGACTTCGTTTTCCTCGGAAAACAAGATTGCAGCATCCTTGGCTTTGGCCTTTGCTACGGCTGCTGGAGCCGATTTCAGAAGGCACGGAACGCAGATGGCATTTGATAAGCCGAACCGCAAACCGCTCGCATAATTGCCGCTCTGCCATTGTGACAGCGTGCTTTCGCAGCAAACAATAAGGCAAGCATCCCCTGCAGAAACAGGAAACGCAACGCCTATTTTGCCATTCGCAGACATGGGCAGCACGATAGGGCAACCGGAAATGTTTGGATATGCCATGCTCTTTCCGTCTGAGGTTTTGAATGTGACGGACGGCTTTACGGATGCAGTCATTCCACTGGCGGCTGTAATGGTGCCAGGCATAGCGGTATGAACTCCGGTAAGCGTGTCATCAATCAGCCTTTGGATTTCATCTATAAGGCGTTGTGCCATCAGCTCACCTCCAGCAGTTCAGCGGTGCATGTCCAAGAGTCCTCGCCAGTGCCTTCGCTGTCCCCTTTTGTGTCAATCTTGGAAACACGGAAGGTTCCGCTGGCAAGAGAACTTTCGAGGGCAACATAGTCATTGGCTTGGATGTGGCCGTTCATCAAGAACGACACTTTCCAACCCTTTTGAGTCTTTCTCTTGGTTGTGTTGGCATTGCCAGAGTTCGATGAAGAAGCATTGTCGTATAGGCGCTCAGGGAATCCGATAAGACCGGTTTCTGCGCTCAAAACATACGCCATCGCCGTGATAGCTTCATTGGCAGCGCACACCTGAATAACACCATTCTGGATGCTGTAATTCGTGTTGCTCGCACCGCATACTTGGTGAAAAAGCTTGGTAGCGCTCCCGACAAAGCTAAAGTTCTTGAAGGCCGGGAATGTACAACTTGGGCTGAACAGAATGGAACAGCCCATGTTGGCAGCGGCATCAGAGAGAATCTTCTTGCCATTGATGCTGCCCTTGTAGGAAACGCTGACATTCGTATCGCGG